TAACATTAACGCCAGGCTCATCATTTGCCGGAAGTATAGTTTCAGGTGACATATTATATTGCATAATAATTGATGGATATAGAGAGTTCAAGTCAAATGAACACACCCAATCATGCATTCCTATTTGAGGTTCTTTTACATATCCACCAGCATACGCACCCTTAAATGAATCTTTATTTTGTGGTATTGCTATATTTTTAGAGTATAAATCTCTATAGATTAATGAATCCCATATCGCCACAGTCCCAAGAACTGCATCATAGTTAACGCCACCTTTATAAGCCATAGTCAAACATAAGGTAATAAGACCAAGCTTATCTTCCATTCTGTCAATCAGCTCTACATCTTTAATATTATAATCAATAAATTTCTGATAATCGGTGTCATGTAATTCGTTAAGGTCTGATACCTCACCAAAGTCAAGCTTCTTCTCACCAAGAACTACATTAGCAATATGGTCTAACTTATAAGATTCTTGTGGTCCATAAGTAAATGCAAACTTTTTAAATATCGCAAAATAATCAAGAATTGTAATACCTTTTAATTCATATTTTTCACGGGTTTGAGTAGTGAATGGTTGTTGTATTTCTCTTTTGTCTATCATTCTCCAAGGAGATAACATTTTCTCTTTATTCCCACCATTGACTTTTGCTATACGATTTACAAGATATGGTATATCAAAAAATTCAATATTCCAACCTGTAAGAACATCAGGAGAAGTATGATTCATATGAAATACAAATTTATGAAGTAGTTCTCTTTCAGTTTGACATTTAATATAACGAACTTCATGAGTTTGCATTAAAGATTTTTCTACATCATAATCACCACAACCAAATGTATAATAAATATCGTCTATATTATTTTTCATTGTGATTGCTGTTACTTCTTGGTCAGCAATAGCTGGGTCAGGAAATCCTTCACCAAATTTTACTTCAATATCAAGAGAAGATACATTAATTATATTACGGTCCCAATGAATATTTCCTGGAAATTCTTCATTAATATATTGAGCAACATAATTAGTATTGCCATATATTTTAAAATTAGGAATATCTTTATATTGTTTTACAAATTCTGTAGCTTCTTTCATACTGCCAAACGGAATTGGTTCTACCAACGTTCCGTCAAGAGCTCGCCAAGAAGTTTTATTTTTAGAAGATGTAACGTATAGATGTGGTTTAAATGGAATAGTGAAGCTTACCTTCTTACCATTCTCATAACCAGTATATTTGATTACTTTTCCATGACGAAAAGCATTGGTGTAGAAAGTATCATTCATGTTACTATTATAACATAAATCATACAAAATGTAAATAGTTTTATGTTAATATTTTTAGTGTTTGAATTTTGTTTGATCCGTCAATCATATTTTTATATTGTTCTGTTAACTCATCTGATGGTTTAACATTAAACATAATATGTTCTTCTTTAATCATTAATTCATCAATTTCACAATAAGACATATAAGGTATAAAACCTATTTTTTCTCTATCTGGTATTAAAAGGATTGGATTTTTAACGAATTTTCTTACTTCATTTTCTTTGAGTATTGTTACCAATATCTCTTCACCCGACGTAAGTCGGATTAATCTAATTTTTTCATTCATATTTGTTTATTTTGATAATCTTTAACTGCTGCTTTAATTGAATCTTCAGCTAAGACTGAGCAGTGTATCTTAACTGGAGGCAAACTAAGAGCTTCTACAATAGAAGTATTTTTAATATTTTTTGCCTCATCTAATGACATACCTTTGAGCAACTCTGTAACCATGCTAGAACTAGCAATCGCACTTCCACATCCATATGCTTTAAATTTTGCATCTTCAATAATGTCATCTTTAACTTTAATTTGTAGCTTCATAACGTCGCCACAAGCAGGAGCACCTACCATACCAGTCCCGACATTCGGGTCATTTATATCCATCTTACCCACATTGCGTGGATTATTATAGTGGTCTAAAACTTGTTCTGAATATGCCATACGTGCTCCTTAGTATTTATTAGCCTAACAACAGCTTTTTAGCGTGTTTAGGCAGGTCACCTAAAATAATTGTTTGAGGCTTGTCCTCTTCTGGAATATCATTCTCCAAAATAACTACAAGCAATCCATCAACAATGTCAGCTCCAACGACCTTAATGGTCTCGCTTAATGTGAATGAACGCTCAAACGCTCTTTGAGAAATACCACGATGGGTATAATCTCTTGTATTACTACCGCCCTTATGTTTACCGGTAATAGTTAAAACTCCTTTTTCAAGAGTTAAATTAATATCATCTTTCTTAAATCCTGCAACAGCGATTTCTATTAAAAAGTGACCGTCATCTCTTTTGATAACATTGTACGGTGGATATCCTACGCCTCTGGCGCTTTCGATATTAGTTTCCGCTAATGTATTAAAGAGTGAATCGAATCCAAGGAAGGTATCCCTCGGAAAATTAAATGCTAAGTTTGTCATAATTGACCTCCTATTAAATAGCAAGGTTATAAAATGTAGTCACCATGACTACGGTTAATGTAGGCCCTTTCGGCATCCTACAATTCTATTTATACAGGTTTCATTTATTTTACCACCATTTCATTATTTAATACCTATATTATATTTCGGGCATAATTCCCAGTCAGACTTATCTTTATGGGATATTATTTTAATTTGGTTTAATGCAGCTGTATCGCCAATAGGAGATACTGTAGTTAACAATCCCCAATCATCCATTAATTTAACAATTGTGTTTCTACGGTTTAAATCATTTTCTGTAAGATTAGATGGCTTACCATCTAATAAGAATAACTCTTTAAAGTGAGTTATAAAATATCTTCCTTGCTTATGAAGGATGTGACATGATTGATATAATTTATTATCTTTTTTAGAAGCTACGCCTATTCTTGTAAGCGTTTCACGTATCTTAAGAAAATCATCTGGTTCTGCTAATATAACTTCTAACATCATATCTGGTTTCCAATTGACCAGTTCATCGTTGTACTCCGCCATGATTTATTCTTCCCCTTATTGTTTTCAAGTTTTCATTACTTAAAAGCGGAAGTACATCACGAGCTTTTTCATTACTATAATTAAAATACTTCTTTATAGCATTGATATTTTCAGATTCAATAGATTTATTCCACTTAGAAAACCTATTACGTTTTCTAATAGTATTTATAAGGAATTGGTATTGCAGGCGGTTATCAAGGTGGTGAAATTTATTCATTTCATTAGCATATATAACTGTATCAGGAAAGTAAGATAGACCACGATTAATCATAAAAGCATTATAATCTTTTTCATTTTCCATAATATCTTTTTTGCTAGAAGATATTGATTTAATAAATTCGAAAGGACTCATGTTTTTATTAATATTACATTTGCAACTCTAAACGATCTCCAATCTTGTTTATCTGTGTCAAATACTTTTAATATATCTAAATTTTCCATTATCTTTTCACCTTTATATAGATTTTGAGGTTTTTTATCTTCAGGTATATAATCATAATTTAATGTACAATTCATTTTACGTTCAGTACCATCTACTTTAGTAAATGTTACCTCAATAATATTATCAACAAGAAACTCATAAACATCATTTCTATTTATTGATGATAAAGTTTTATTCACGTTCACTCCCAAAATTACCTATTATGAGTCGTTGTAATTCTTTTATATATCTAGTAGCTTTTTCTAATTGATATACAACATTAATCATACCTAATGCTATAATAATTACTGAGTAATTTGCTAACTGTTCAACCATATTGGTCTCCTATTTAAATTTTATTTGTGACATTATTTCTGTCATACATGCCACTACGTTTAATTCATGGTCTGCTACAAAACTATCCTTATATGAATAATCTGCAAGTATGAGAACTAATTGTGGAATGCTTGAAGGCATTACATACTCAATCATATTATCATAAACCATTCTAAATAACTTTGTTGATTCTACGTCCATGTTATCTGTTACCCACTTACGCATCTTTTTAAAGTTTTTAGTTTTTAAATTTTCCATCAATCCTTTAATGCTTGACTCAGATAGAGTAACAAGAATGCCAGTATCAATGGTACCACTCATCCCATACCTTTGACATTCATTTAAGACACGTCTCCAGTCTGGTATGTATTTCATAATCAATTCAGAAAGAACTTGATTATCATATTTAATATTTTCGCAATCAAGAATCCATTGGAGTCTTTTTAGAAAATTATTAGCTATCAAAGCATTCTGAGTACCATAATTAAATTCATATATAGAACACCTCGAATGAAGTGGGTTTATAATACGATTTTTAAAATTACATGTTAATATAAATCTACAATTCGAAGAGAACTCTTCGATGAACCCACGTAATGCAGGTTGTGTAGATTGGGGATTTAAGTAATCAGCCTCATCGAGAATGACTACCTTTTGTCCACCTTGTAACGATACAGTACTTGCGAATTGTTTAATCTTACCACGTAAAGTATCAATGTTTCCGTCTTCGGATCCATTAATCATCATATAATCTAAACCTAATTCATTGCATAAAGCTCTAGCTACTGTAGTCTTACCTACACCAGCCGAACCAGTAAACATCATATTAGGTATCTTTCCTTTATAAACTATCTCTTGAAATGTATCTTTTAATCCTTTAGGGAGAACACATTCTTCAATAGTTTTAGGTCTATACTTTTCTACGTATAAAAATTCTTCCACAAATACCTCATAATATAATTAAATTGTTAAACTTCTACTTCATCTTCTGTAGTAGCTTCTTCAGCTGGTTTTTGAGCTTCAGCTGCAGCCTTTAAAAAATTATCTAAACGATTACGTACTGAACCAACGTCAGCCATTTCAGGACCTTCAAAGGCTCCTCGTTTAGTTACAATATCAATAATTGTAACACAAGCTCTAATATCACTTAAGTTAAGACCTTGCTCATTAGCTGGTGGTGTAGTTTGCATTGCTTCTGTAACACTTTCTGTTACTTCAACTGCTTCTTCACTCTTTGTTGTATCTGCCATATATTATTCCTTATATGTTGTGGTTTTATCAAGAGCAACCCAATAATTGATGTTGCCGGCCTTAACTAATGCTACTTGTTTTTTATCAATGCCAAACTCGTATTCATTAGCTGTTTTAAATTTAAAATTATTTATGTCAAAAACAAAATCAAACTCTGCAGTAGTATTTATACTACAATTTGAAATGTTCATTGTAAATTGATTTGATGTTGGATTCTGTTTATCAAGAATTATACACTCAATAAACTGAGAACCAGTAGCACTCATTCGTACACAAAGTTGATTAGCGCTAAGTGTAGCCGAAGCTTTACGAAGTTGAGATAATTGTTCGTGAGTAAGAGTAAATTTTATATCATCACATTCTAAATTAATATCATTAGTTGGAACTGTTAAGCTACCAACTTCAGAAAAATAATATTTAAATGTAGTAACACCATCTGTAATATTAACAAATTTTTCATTATCATCAAATGTGAGAGTAGGATCGTCAAACATACTAAGACAAGACAAAAATTCACTTAAATCATATATGCCAAATTCATATGGAAATTGGTCAGATATATTTGCTTTCGCCATAAGTGTTTTAGATACTGCCATTGTTCGAACAAATCCTGGTTCTCCTAATGCAATATTACTATTAATTGTTTGAAAGTTATTTAAAATTTCAAGTATTTGTGGGTCTAGTTTCATTTGATTCCTTTATATCATGTTCATTAATTGCTAATAAAGCATAATGAATTATTTTCATTAAGTCTATTCTATCAGCTCCATTTTTCTTACCATATCTTGCTGCGTATTTCATTACGTTACCAAGACAAAAATCTAATCCGCGTCCAGAAGACGAGATTAGGTCCATACTTTGTATTCCATTAGCAGATGTATAGTGACCAGAATAGGTCTTTTCTACATAATCTGCAACGTCTTTCAAATTTTTGTGTTCATTAAATTTCATAATAGTATTATTATAACATAAAACAATAGTAAAGTAAACAGCTTTTATTAATTTTTTTTCATACTGCTACCGCATCTGTTATTCTCGCAACTAATTGCTTAGTGTGTTTTTTAGTTTTATTGAACTTTTTAAATTCATTTCTAATGTCTCTGATTGTTTCAGTTTTCTTAGGTTCAAATTCATCATCAACTGGTTTGTTACCACATTTGATTATGAAATAATCATCATAACCTTTTTGGTTAGTCCAAGCTAGAAAATTATCTTTTCTCCACTTCTTTATAACGTCTTTAAATTCTTTATAATTTTTTTCTTTAACATCCCAATAACCTTGACCAAATGAAGAAGCATCCTGCGCTAAATGGAAACCAAAGATTTTAGCACCAGTAATTTCTTTAAGTCTAATTAAAGCATTTGTATAAATTTCTCTAGAACCTTCACCTTTAATAAGTTTGCCACCAAAGTTAATCATTTTATTATTACGATGAGTTTTAACATCAGCATGTTCATCATCATTAATTCCAACTGTATCAGGATAACCATCAGTAAGTATCATAACATTTGTCTTTTGAATTGCATGTCTTTTTTGAAATTCATTAGTAAGTTTAGCTGCTAATATTGTAGTTTGAATAAGTGGAGTTGAACCCATTGCATCAATTGTATGAAGCATACCGCCAGCTATATAATATTTAGCATCACGTCTATATGAATGAGCTTTACTTATTGCAAATGATTCACAAGCAGCTTCATCAAAAGTTTTATTATTCATTTTTGAAGAAAACATTTCAACAACTTTTATTTTAGTTAGGTCATCTATTTCATTACCCTTAACTTTAATTTCGTCTTGAAGATCTCTACCATGCCATCCAGCAGTAGTAAATGAATATACTTCAAAAGGAATATGAACTTTTCTACAAAACATTGCTATTGAAATTGCTTGGTTAGTTACATCTTCTATAATGTCACACATTGAACCAGAAAAGTCAACAAACATCATAATTCCATGTGACTTAGCTTGAGCTAATTGAGTAGTTGTTAAAAAGATATCTTCAGAAGTTTTATAAGCATGAAGCTTTAATGGGTCAAGTTTTCCAGTCTTTGAAGTTGTAGCTCTTGAATATTCAAAAGCAGCCTTCTTACGTTCAAAATCTTTAGCTAATAAGTTAGCTGTAGAGTTTAAACCTGCCTTTGATTTTTCCCAGTCTTCTTTAACTTTTGGATTACCATAAGCACTATATTCCATTTCACTTGGATTTTCTTCACACCATTCCATTCTTTTTGCTGCAGCTTCTTTATAAGTAAATACAATTTTTTCTAGATTTTCCTCAGAAATACCTGAAGAATACATAGATTGTTTTGTCTCTTTATCATATTTGTCTTCTTTACTTTCAAGTAAATCTTTTTCATTTTCTCTAAAATTTTCTTCAGTCCAAGGAGAATGTTTATCAGATTTCTTATCTTCAGTTTCTTTTTCTTCACTTTCAGAATCATTTTCACCACCTTCACCTTCACTTTCTTCGTCCATTTCCTCATCATCTTCTGGAGGAGTAGTACCTTGTGGGTTTTCAGTTTCAGCATCATCATCGCCGTCCATATCATTAGATGGAAAATCAGCGCCAGTACCTTCAGGTAATTCTTCATCTTCTTCGTTTTCATCAACCCAATCATATAATTTTTGACAAATTTTAAGAACATCATCCCAAGTTTGAACTTCCATAGCTTCTTTAATTAAAGGAGCTTCTTCATCTGAAAATTCAACTGGGATATAACCTCTACCTTTTGAATGGACATTAAGTCTATCCATAATTTTAGCTTTGTTAATATCTCTATCGTCAGTACCAAATAAATTGTCATCAAATAATCTTTTATATCCAGCTGTAAAGGGACGAACTATTCCAGGATATGTTTCCTGAATTTTACGTTCAATACGAATATCTTCAACGATATTTAAATAAGCTCTTGGAATTTTACCAATTTTCTTTTCAGAATCATGCCATCCATCAGCTGGAGTATAAAGAGCATGACCAACTTCATGTCCAACAAGAAGGTCATAAACATCTTTACCTTTGTCTTCCCAAAGTGGCAATCTTAAAACACGATTCATAACATCAAATGATGCTGTTGAATAATTACCATGCTGAACTGCTAAATTTTCTTTAGCTAATAGCTTGGCTAAATATTCTTGTGATTGTAGATTAAGTGCCATATTAAGACCAATCCTCTGAACTTGAAGTACCAATTCCACTTACATCATCTGAGTCTCTGCTATAAACATCTCCTCCCATTGGAATACCATCTTCATCAAGCTCAACTTCAGGAGCATTAATAGTAGCATCAACTTTTTCATAAAGGTCTATAAAAGCAGCTTTAGTATCTTCATCAAAACGATTTACACATAAAGAAATTGCTTTATCACGTTTGTTGAATATTGAATAAGTTTGAACGATGTGGCATAATCTACGAGTTGAAATAACTTCGTCAATACCTTCATCATAAAAAGTCTTACGAATTGCATCAGCCCAGCCAACTAAA